AAATCGCGCCGATCTTTTAAAAAACTCCGGGGGAAAAGTTCAAAAGTCGGGGTTAACTGGCTAGAAAGGGCAATTGCTTGGGTAATAGGTCTAATCGGCATGCAGTAAAGTGCATTAAAAGGAGGTGCGAGAACTGTGGCTGGCCGAAAATTGGCAGGCGATGAAGAGCCTAAGACAGCCGTCAGACGTCGTGCTCCTGCTATTGATCCAGAAGAGCGTGAGAAACAGCTGATTTCGATGGCAATGGACGCTGCCGAGAAGAAATTCCTTGAGGGAAGAGCCTCTGACAGCTTAACAATTCACTTTCTCAGGCTTGCAACAACAAAAATGGAGCTAGAGAAAGAGAAGACGCGCAAGGAGATTGCACAACTTGCTGCCAAGACGGATGCCATTCAGTCTATGGCTCGCATGGAAGAGCTATATAACAATGCTATGAACGCAATAAAGAATTATGGCAGCAGCATAAACCAGGATTCCGGAGAGGATGCGTGATCTTGGCTGATATTTCTTTAAGAAAAAGTTACAGTGAAGTAATACGTATACCATCTTTCGTTGATCGTTATAGATATTTGCGTTTGTTCGGCAATGTTGGGAACGACACCTTTGGTTGGGATAGATATTTGAACCAGGTTTTGTATCATTCCAAAGAGTGGAGGGACTTCCGCAACAAGGTTATTATACGAGACAATGGTTGTGATCTTGCTCATCCTGATAGATCGATCATTGGCGAAAAGATCATTATCCATCACATTAATCCTCTAACGGTGGAAGATCTAGAATCTCATAGCCCAGTGATATTTGACATGGACAATGTGATTTGCGTAACTGACGACACGCATAAAGCTATTCACTATGGTGATGACAATCTCCTTCCTAAAGATCCAATAATACGTAGACCAAATGATACATGCCCATGGAAGTGAAAGGAGGGTAAGCTCTATGAATGAGAGTATTCTTACCACAATAAAGAAACTGCTCGGTTTGGCAGAAAACTATACTCCATTCGACACAGATATTCTTGTGTTCATTAATGGTTCAATGCTAACCCTCCAGCAGCTGGGGGTTGGTCCTAAAACAGGATTTGCCGTTACTGGTTACAGCCAGACTTGGGCTGACTTGAACAATTGGCTTTGGAGTCCGTTTAACTTTAACACAGATACTACCGAGCCAGTGTATCCAGGACCATTTCTTGAAGCAATCAAGCAGTACATTTACCTTAGCGTCAAAATGACATTCGATCCGCCAGCTAATTCGTTTGTCTTGACTGCAATGGAGAAGCAGAAGGCAGAGTATGAATGGCGTCTAAGAGAAAGTGCTGAGTTCTTTAAGAGCGGACAGCAGTCTCTCGGATATTGGCAGCAGGTTGCAGCTGATGAAGAAAAGGCTAAAGCTGAAAGCCTAGATGATGGAATTGATCCATTCAATGGTCTTAGAACAATAGGCGAAGGTGGTTGACGTATGCTTTCCAATACGGCAACACCTTTTTATTATGGGCAATTTCGAAATGCAGTGTTGAGCGGCAAGATTCCTGTTTGCGAGAACATCTCAATGGAGATGAATAGGATAGACCAGCTTATACGTGATCCTAAGTATTATTACGACGATGAGGCTGTAAATGGTTTCATCATGTTCTGTGAGAATGAGCTTACGCTGACGGATGGCAAAGATCTTCATCTGATGGATACGTTTAAGCTTTGGGCGGAGCAGATATTTGGATGGTATTACTTCGTTGAAAGATCTGTTCCGAGACCTGGGCCTGATGGCCACTGGCATTATGTAACCCGCAGAATCAAGAAGCGGTTAATTAATAAACAGTATCTCATCATTCCTCGAGGCGCTGCCAAAACGATGTACGCCATGTGTATACAGGCGTTCTTTTTGGTTGTGTATTCGAAAACCACTCAGCAAATCACGACTGCCCCAACTATGAAGCAGGCAGAAGAAATGTTGAGTCCTTTACGCACAGCAATTGCTAGATCGAGAGGGCCGTTGTTTAAGTTCCTTACTGAGGGCAGCATTCGTAATACAAGGTCCTCTGTTAACAGAGCTCAGCTTGCCAGCACCAAGAAGGGTATTGAAAACTTTACAACTAATAGCATTCTCGAGATTCGTCCTATGTCTATCGACAAGCTGAACGGTCTTCGTGGTCCTTACAACACAGTTGACGAATGGCTGTCTGGAACAGTTCGCGAGGACGTTGTTGGTGCTCTAGAGCAGGGAGCTTCCAAGAATGAGGACTGGCTGATTGTTGCAACCAGTTCAGAAGGTACTGTACGTAATGGACCCGGTGACGACATCAAAATGGAATTAATGTCGATCCTTCGAGGAGAATACGTTAATCCTCATGTCAGCATTTGGTACTACAGGCTGGACGATATTAAGGAAGTAAACGATCCTCGTATGTGGCTAAAGGCCAATCCTAATCTCGGCCAGACAGTTACTTATGAGACATACGAACTCGAGAAAGCCAGAGCAGAAAAGAGCCCGTCCAACCGAAACGATATTCTTGCCAAGCGTTTCAACATCCCTATGGAAGGAAGCACATACTTCTTTACTTACGAAGAAACACTTCCTCATCCGAAGCGTGAGTTCTGGCGGATGCCTTGTGCTATGGGCGGTGACCTTTCTCTTGGGGACGACTTTTGTGCGTTTACATTTTTGTTTCCGCTTGGGAGAGGCAGCTTCGGTGTTAAGACAAGATGTTATATTACTGAACTTACCTGGATGCGGTTGACCCCGGCAATGCGAGACGAGTATCAGAAGTTCCTTAACGAAGGAAGCCTTATAATTATGTCAGGTGCCGTTTTGGACACGATGGCAGTTTACGAGGATCTAGACAACCATATTCACAAAAGTGAATACGATGTTAGAGCATTCGGCTACGACCCTTACAATGCTCGTGAATTCGTTGAACGGTACGCCCAGGAGAACGGTCCGTACGGAATTGAGAAGGTTCAGCAAGGTGCAAGAACGGAAAGTGTTCCAATTGGTGAGTTGAAGAAACTGGCAGAAGAACGAATGCTTATCTTCGATCAGGAGATCATGAAGTTCACGATGGGTAATGCCATTACACTCGAAGATACAAATGGCAACCGTAAACTTAGTAAGAAGCGATATGACCAGAAGATCGACTCAGTCGCAGCCATGATCGATGCTTATGTCGCATACAAGTTAAATAGAGATTCATTTGAATAAAGGCAGGTGGTACTGATGAGTCTTGAGTATAATACGTATCTTGCTCATCACGGAGTTAAAGGACAAAAGTGGGGGTTAAGAAGATACCAGAATGAAGATGGCTCATTAACCGCCGCTGGCAAAGACAGGTATGCAAAAAAGTCGTTATCTGAAAGTGAAACATGGACTGGTACTGATCCTAGAGATCTTACAGATGACGAACTTCGTAGGAGACTAACGAGGCTTCAACAGGAGAAGCAGTATAAAGACATGACTGCCACCAAAGCTGCAAAATTTCGCAAATGGGTCGGAAATGTTGCCGGTAAAGTTTTGGTGGCGACTGCTATTGGAGTTTTAGCGAAGTCAGCGTCAACAAAATATACAGAGCTTGCACAAAAGGTAGGGCTTATTCCTGTTAAAGATGTAACAAAAGCCATCATGGACCCCAATAAAAAGTCATGAGAGGGGCGATAGTAATTGACTACTGTATACGAAGATTACTTAGCTCATCATGGCGTGCAAGGTCAGAAGTGGGGCATAAGGCGTTTCCAGAATGAAGACGGAACATATACCTCCGAAGGCCGTATTCATTATGACATCGGCGATCCCAGGATGCCAGGTCAAAATCAAAATCAAAATTCAAACGCCAATCGATCAGCGACTAGTAACGTGATGAATAGACCGCCTGTTAAGTCTGTTGCAAACGAAACGGAAGAGGAGTACCAATCCAGACAGCGGAGACTTGATATTACAAGAAAGCTCCTTTTTGCTGCCGGTGGCGTTACTTTAGCTGCAGCCATTGGTTATGGTGCTTATAAAGGTTATGGGTATCTTCAGAAGAACATGGACACAACCATGAAGTCTGGAACAGATATCTATCGTACTCAGATCGGATCGGGAAATGCATTTAATAAAGCTGCTTATGTTTCGGATAATGCCGAGGACGCAATGAGGTATAGAGGTGGTCTTACTGAGCAGCGTCTTCAGATCGCTAATCAGTTGAAGTATATAGCAGAAAATGATCCAACTAATCCTGTTCTGAAGGAATGGGGAGGCATTACTGATTACGGTGTACATGAAGTTCAGGGTAGAGCAAATCGGGATATCAAAATAGCTGGTGACCGAACTGGTAAAAAGGTCTTCGACTATTTGATGAAGAACGATGAAAAGTTCAGAGAAGCAACACAAAAAAGCATCAAGTCAGTAATGGATACTGTAGGGCCAGATCAGTATCAAAGGTCAGATTATCATAAATTCAATTTTAGACTTAGTTTCCATGATGAGGGTAGCAACGAGGCAGCTAAAAGGTTTTATGATGAATTAAGGAAACGTGGATATGGTGGCGTTAAGGATAGTAATGATCGCGATTATTCTGAATACAGGACTAACGCAAAAATTCTATTCGATACTGATGCCATAACCCAGGTTAAAGTTCGTGAATTGACTGCGATCAATACATCTAGAGACCGTGATAATGCTTATGATCATGTCACTAAGCAATTTAAGAAAGAAGCTGACATTCAAAGATTTGGCCAAAATGCACTATCATTGCTTCCGACTGGTATTGGAATGATTGGCATTGGGGCTCTCATTGGACACACTAGGTCTAGGAATGCTGGGATGAGGGCGTATAAGGATTCAATAAATGCTTATAGACAAGAGCATCCAGCAACCGAGAAGACAGACGAGGAGATTTACGAAATGCTGATCAAGGATCAGAAACGGGGTGGCAGACGATGATTAATGTATATGATGACTATTTGTCCCATCATGGAATAAAAGGTCAAAAGTGGGGTATTCGGAGATACCAGAATGATGATGGAACGCTTACACCAGAAGGGCGAGAAAGATACTTAAGGGAAACAGAGAGAGCTTATAACGAAAGTCGGGAAATGCGTAAAGAGTTCCGACGTCAGGCCAAAGCCAATCCAGATGTTGACTTTAGTGAAGCTGTTGGTGCCGCTTCAAAGGCCATGAAGTATGAGGAACGAATGCGTGACTATATTAATAGCCAAGCCAACGTTAAGATTGGAGACATATTCAAGTATAGCTCGGAGTTGGGAAAGAAGATGGGTGTGAAAAACCCGCTTAGCCTTGGGTACTCTGAGACAGTTAAACTCAACAATGCTACGAGACGCTCGCTAAGCATTGGAGACGACGGAAAACTAAGTCCCTTGGATAAATGGGATCTTGCCAAGAAAGAGCGTAGAAGAAACCGCTTTATCGACGATTATCTTAATAATCCAGTAAATAAACTTGTTGACCCTGATGGAGAGTTGCTCAGGCAGAAGTTGCTTGAAATGGACGACGAAAACGATCCAATAGCACCTCGTAACAAAGATGAAAAAGATCCATGGTATAAGCGCCAGTCAACAAGGTCCAGAAGAAAATAAAGTCAGCAGATTTGAACTAAGTATTAAAAAATTCAAAATGGAATTGGAGGTGAGATGATTGTCCGATTACCAGGGGGACGGGATGAGCTTTGGCAAACGAATTAAGCATGCTTGGAATGCTTTTAGAGGTAGAGATCAACAGGTAATAATAAATCAGGATCTCGGGCCAAGCTACTCGATCCGACAGGATCTGGTCCCGTACCGTAGAGGTGTGGATCGATCCATAATTGCCTCAATTTATACGAGAATAGCGATTGATGTTAGTTCAGTTAAGATTCAACATGCCAGGGTCGACGTTGACGGCAGATTTGTCGAGATGATCGATTCTGGCCTTAATTATTGTCTGACTACAGAGGCTAACATAGATCAGTCGTCAAGGTTTTTTCTACAGAATATGACGGAAGTAATGTGTACGGAAGGCGTTGTGTGCATAGTGCCTACCAACACGACTATTAACCCTCGTCTATCTGGAGGATACGACATAAAAACTATGCGTGTAGGCGTCATTACTCAATGGTGGCCTAACCATGTTAAAGTTCGCCTATATAATCAGCTGACTGGCAAGCATGAGGAAATCATACTCCCTAAGGCTATGGTGGCCATTGTTCAAAATCCTCTATATAACGTGATGAACGAGCCTAATTCAACATTGAAGAGGCTTATTCATAAATTGAACCTACTCGATGCTGTAGACGAAAAAACCTCAAGCGGAAAGTTGGACATGGTTATTCAGCTTCCGTATGGCACCGGAACGGAGATGCGAAAGAATCAGGCGGAGAATCGGCGAATCGAGCTTGAAAAGCAACTTGAGCATAGCAAGTACGGTGTTGGTTGGCTTGATGCAAACGAGAAGATAATTCAGCTAAATCGTCCCGTCGAAAACAAACTCATGGATCAGGTCGAGTACCTTACGAGCATGCTATATAGCCAGTTGGGTATGACGAAGGAAGTCTTTGAGGGGACTGCCGATGAGAAAACTATGCTGAATTATTTTAGTCGCACAATTGAGCCTATTGTTTCAGCGTTCTGCGATGAGTTCAATCGTAAGTTCTTAACAAAAACAGCTCGCACCCAGAACCAGAAAATCGTGTTCTTTAGAGACATGTTCAAACTAGCTCCAGTAGATGCAATTGTTAATCTCGGAAGCCAGTTCGCAATGAACGCGATAATGACTCCGAACGAGGTTAGACAGCTTATTGGCTATAAACCAGCTGCTACAACCGACGCCGACGAGTTGCGAAATCGGAATGTCGATGCGAGTCCTGGACTTGACACTTCTGCGTTGCCTCAGGAAGGCACACCTCCTGCTGGTGGACCGGTAGAAGTGGCTCCCGCAGCAAGTGTTGCCGACACAACGGTTTCTGAGGTTCTAGCCAGATACAAACAGACATAATGTTCGCTTTGATATCTGGGCAAACCAATTTGGTTTTATGAATTGTGAAAGGAGCGAAAGAATGAGTAAACCTAAAAATTACGATTTCGGCGGGTGGGCGACTAAAAACGATCTCAAATGTTCAGATGGCCGTACTATTCGTCGAAACGCTTTCATGGATGATGATGGAAAGCGTGTAAGTCTGGTGTGGATGCATCAGCATAATGATCCCATGAACGTGCTCGGTCACGCGGATCTTGAAAATCGTCCGGAAGGCGTGTACGCCTATTGCACTCTTAACAAGAATACCGCCGGCGGAAAGCAGGTCGCTGAGCTTATTTCTCATGGCGATGTAGTCGGTCTTAGTATCTGGGCAAATGGCCTTAAGCAGGACCATGGAGATGTTCTTCATGGAAGCATTAAAGAAGTAAGCGTTGTGCTTGCCGGTGCAAATCCTGGAGCAGTTATCGATTATCCGATGCTGGCACATGGTGAAGAAAGCGAAACTGAAGCCCAGATTCAGATCGTGGATCCTCATACTCCGATTGAACTGTTCCACGCTGACGATGACGGCGTTGGTTCTAATGAAGAACCTGATCCTACGGCCGACGTGAGTCATGCTGATCCCACTGTGCCTCCTGCCGCTTCTGCACCAGGCCCGGCAGCCCCGGAAGGTGACGGACGTACTGTTCAGGACGTCCTTGATAGTATGACTGAAGAAGAGCGTGCCGTTACCGAATTCTTGGTTGAGCAGGCTATTGCTAGCAGAGAAGAAGGATCCGCAGCTCCAGCCCCAGCTGCACATAGCGCTCTCACCCCTTGGAGGAAGACCACAGCATCCAATGATATTTTGTCTCATGCAGACATGCCAGCTCCCGCTGCTGGCGAAAGAACAGTTCAGGATGTCCTTAATGGGATGACCGAAGAAAAACGGGCGGTCGTGGAATACTTGGTTAACCAGGCACTTAGCGGAGCTTACGAGTCCGGAGAAGGCGGAACAGCCGCCCACAATGATGATGAAGGAGAGGTACTTAATATGAACGTATTTGAACAGAATGGTGTCCAGAATAGCCGCCCCGTGCTCAGCCACGCTGAAGGAGCGGACATGCTGAAGTATGCTGCTGAGAATCATATTTCCAGCCTGAAGCAGCTGTATCTTGGCTGGGCTCAGGAGAATGGCATCGAAGAGAACGAACTTACCCATGCTGATCTGGGCATCAATAACATTGCAACTGTGTTCCCGGATCATAAGCTTCTGAATGGTCCTGAACCTGAACTGATGACCACCGATCAGGGTTGGATCACCAAGGTTCTTGGCAAGGTTAAGAAGAGCCCCATGAGCCGCGTTAAGGTTCGTTTTGCCGATGTTCGTGATATTTCCAACCGTCGTGCAAACGGCTATACCAAACAGCAGCAGAAGGAACTGGCTGGCAACATCGACCTGCTTGGCCGTGATGTGAACCCGACCACTGTTTATATTTCCTCTAAGCTGGACCGTGATGACATCGTTGATATCACTGACTTCAACGTTGTTAACTTCATGTACAACCTGGATAAGATGAACCTGAACGAGGAACTGGCTCGTCAGATCATGATCGGCGATGGTCGTACTGGCAATAAGGCTATTGATCCCACCAAGATTAAGCCTATCTGGACCGATGACGACATGTTCTGCATCCATACCAAGGTTGATGTTCAGGCCATGCGTACTGAAATGAACGGTTCTGACTCCAGCAAGCACTTCGGCGACAACTATGTGTATGCTGAAGCTATTCTGCAGAGCCTGCTGTATGCCCGTGAGAAGTACAAGGGATCCGGCAACCCTGATTTCTATTGCACTCCTCATCTGGTGAACGTGATGCTGCTGGCCCGTGACCTGAATGGCCGTCGTATTTATGACAACGTCAGCGACCTGACCGCTGCTCTGAACGTCAACAGCATCATCACCGCTGAGCAGTTCGAAGGTAAGACTCGTGTGCATCACGCTGGCGAGGAAGATCAGGAAACCCGCAGCCTGCTGGGCCTACTGGTCAACCTGAACGACTACGAAGTTGGTGCTACCAAGGGTGGCGAGATCACTCACTTCACCGACTTTGATATTCGTTACAACCAGGAGATCAGCCTGATTGAAACCCGTTGCAGCGGTATGCTGGTTCGTCCTTATTCTGCTATCGCTCTCGAAGAAGTCGTCACTGGCGGCTAATGAGGTGACACTATGAGGTTCTTCGGGAAAGTCGGATACGTTTGGTCAGAAGAGGGCACCGGAGAACGTGAGGGAATCTGGGAAGAGCAAACTGAGGAGCACGACTACTATGGCGATGTTCTTTCCAACAATCGTAGGTACGATCAAGGATCAGGTATTATTGATGATGTAAATATTACTAACCGTATTAGCATCGTGGCGGACGCTTTCGCATGGAATCATATATTTGCACTTAAGTACATCGAATGGATGGGACAGAAGTGGAAAGTGACCAATGTCGAAATCGCCCGCCCGAGGCTGATACTGCAGGTAGGGGGTCTTTGGAATGGGCCGAAAGCGGAGTAGTCTGCATCGTATCCTTAAAGATATTTGCCCTAGATGTGAGTATCAGCCAACGGAAAACATTCATCTTACTTACCCTTGCATCATCTACGAACTTTCCGACATGCCTGTACAGCACGCGGATAATTATCCTTACTATATCGGGCACACCTATGAACTGACCGTCATTGATCGAGATCCAGAAAGTTCTATTCGTGAGGCAGTTGCTAAGCTTCCGAGATGCAGCTTTGTGAGGTCATTTGACAATGATAATTTACACCACTATGTGTTTAGAATTGACTATTGAAAGGGGACAAAACCATGAGCAAGTTGACTTGGGATGGCGTTGGCCAGAAAAAGTTTGAAAACGGTGTTTCCCACGGTGTTCTGTACCGTAAGACTGGTTCTGAAGAAGGCAAGGAATGGGTTGGTGTGGCTTGGAATGGCCTGACCAGCGTGAGCGAGAGCCCTGAAGGTGCCGATCCTCAGGATTTCTATGCTGATAATATGAAGTATGCTACTCTGCGTTCTGCTGAGACTTACGGCGGAAGCATTGAAGCATATACTTACCCTGAAGAGTTCGAGTACTGCAATGGCGAGAAGCGCCCTGTAAAGGGTATGACAATTGGGCAGCAGCCTCGTGAACCTTTCCGTCTGTGCTATCGCAGCGAGCAGGGTAACGATGAAAATCCTGAAGCTGGGTACAAGCTGCATCTCATTTACGGCTGCACCGTCAGCCCCAGTGAGAAGACTTACGAGACTGTGAATGACAATCCGGACATCATCAATCCTAGCTGGGATTTCGATACCATCCCTGTGGCGTTCCCGCCTTATAAGCCCGTAAGTTCGATCACCATTGATAGCCTTGATTTCGAGTCCGAAGCCGAAAAGGCTGCTCTGAAGAAACTGGAAGATGCTCTGTATGGCACCGACGATGCTGATCCTTACATGCCCAACCCTGAAAAGGTGGCTGAGCTGCTGACTGTTACCACGCCTTAATCAAGGCTCAACACACCTTGATATTGGGGCACTGGGTTCTCGCCTGGTGCCCCCTTACTCTTTTTTTAATGATTTTTAGGAGGGAAAATCAAAATGATTAAAAAGGTTATTAAGTACCACGACTATGAAGGCAACGAACGTGAAGATGATTTCTATTTCAACCTGACCCAGATCGAGCTCAACAAGATCAATTCCGATCCGTCAATGCCTGGTGGAATTGAGGAATGCATAAACCGTGCTACCAAAAACGAGGATGCCGGAGAGCTTCTTCGGATCATCGATTTGATCATCAGCCGCAGCTATGGAGTTAAGCTGCCTGATGGAACTTTTGTGAAGCACAACGCTTCCGGTCTGCCGCTGTATGAGGGTTTTGTTAATACGGAGGCTTATGACAACCTGCTTACAGAACTTATTACCAGCGGCGAGTCTGCGGTTGGTGAGTTCCTGATTGGCTGTCTGCCTGTTAATGCTCAGGAAAAGCTTCGCGAAGAACTTAAGAAGCGTGATATGGAGAAGAAGATTGCAGGAGCTCAGCCTATTCATAATGGCGAGAACATTCCTGTCTAATAAAGGAGGTACGGTTAATGCTCCAGTTGAAGATCGACGGAGGAGAATTGTTCGACGAGAAAACTGAAAAGTTCATCTCGATCAAGCCCCAGACACTGCAGCTGGAGCATAGCCTTGTTTCTGTATCAAAATGGGAGGCAAAGTGGAAAAAACCGTTTATGCGAAGAGACCCAATGACCCCGGAGGAAACATTGGATTACATTCGCTACATGACAGTTAGTCCACAAAATGTTAACCCACTTATTTATGGTTTTATTAACGCAGAACATGTTCAGCAGGTAATGGATTATATTCAGGATCCGATGACCGCCACTGTTATTACAGAGCGCCCTGGCAAAGGAAGGGGTCATCAGCAAGTTATAACTAGTGAACTTGTGTACTACTATATGACCGCTTATCAGATTCCATTTGATCCTTGCCAGAAATGGCATTTCAATAGGCTTATGACATTGATCCGGGTGTGCGATGCTAAACAGCAGAAGCCATCCAAGATGAGCCAGAGTGAAGTTAACAAAATGAACCATGCCAGAAATGCTGCTCGAAAAGCCAAGCATGGGACGAAAGGGTGATTTCAATGATTACCGTTAGCCATAAGGGCGATTTCAACCTTATTGAAAAATGGTGGAATCGTATGCTTAAAAGAGATTACCTGAATGTGCTTGGGCGGTATGGAGACCTTGGGGTCCAAGCTTTGGAGGCAGCCACACCTGTTGACAGTGGCATTACTGCTGGAAGTTGGTATTACGAAATAACAAAAGACAATAAAGAAATAACTATAGCATTTAAGAACTCAAATGAAAACGATGGCTATAGTATAGCGATTCTTCTCATGTATGGCCATGGCACAAGAAATGGTGCCTATGTCAAAGCGAATGACTTTGTTCATCCTGCGATAAGGCCAGTTTTCAAAGAGCTTGCAGACGCTGTCTGGAGGGAGGTGAAGAGATAGTATGCCATTTGGAGCAAATGTTGATACTAAGATCGTGCAAATGAAATTTGAGAATTCGCAGTTTGAAAGAAACATTGCGAAAAGCACAAAGAGTTTAGCAGATCTTAAGAGTGAGCTTAAATTTGGCGAGACATCCAACGGCTTAAAGAAATTTTTTCATAGTCTGAACGGAATTGACCTTAGCGGACTGACAAACAACATTGCTAAATTAACTGATAAATTCACAGGTCTTGGACATGTCAGTGAGATGGTGCTCACTGAAATCCAGTCCAAGATTCGTGGCATGGTATCTCAGGTCATGTCCTTCGTTGATTCGATGACCACAGCTCAGATAACAATCGGAAAGGGCAAATATGAGCAGCTAAACAAAAGCGTTCAGACAATCATTAACGCCACTGGTGAGTCAGAACAGACAGTCTATGCAATTATGAAACGTCTGAACGATTACACAGATCAGACGAGTTATGACTTTGCTGACATGGCTAACAACATCGGCAAATTTACTAGTGTTGGTCGTGGACTGGATGAATCTGAAAAAGCCATGGAGGGCATTGCAAACTGGGCCGCTCTTTCTGGTGCTGGGATCAATGAAGCTAGCCGTGCTATGTACAACCTTAGCCAGGCACTTAGTGTAGGTCATGTTGCCTTGATGGACTGGCGCTCGATTCAAAATGCGAATATGGGCACCAAGGAATTCAAGCAGGCGGCCATTGATGCTGCAGTTGCAACGGGTGATCTGACAAAGAAAGTGCTTAAAAACGGTCAGGCTATCTACAAAACTGCAAAGAAATATGGCAAAGAGGTTGAAGTGACCTATCAGAACTTTGAGTCGACATTGAATAAGGGTTGGCTTACGAATGATGCTTTGCTTAAAGTTTTGAACAGGTTTGCTGATACTACTGACGATCTCGGTAAGAAAGCCTACGAAGCAGCTCAGAAGTGTACCACTTTCACAGATGTTCTCCAGGCATGGAAAGATATGATTAGCACCGGATGGATGAACACATTCCGGCATATCTTTGGCGATCTTGGAGAATCTATGGAGTTCCTGTCCAATGTTTGCAACAAAGTAAGTGACGATCTTGGGCAGTTGATAGAACTTAGAAACACTATTCTTGAGGGCTGGGCTCAAGCTGGCGGACGTAAGAGCTTTCTTGAAACCATTCTTGGAGATTATGGCGAGGGCATTGAAACAGGAGCTTACGGCATACTCGATGTTCTACATGATGTAGGTAAACTCATATCTGATGGTTTCTGGGCTATAATCAAACCATTTGCTGATGACCAGGTTGGCGAATTGTGGGACATGGACGACGGCAAATGGCGTGTTGCATGGCTTACTAACCAGCTATTGAAATTCACTGAGAGCATAAGGAACTTTATTAGAAGTGTCCGAAGTTTCTTTGCAGAAGAAGTAACCGTTGGAGGAGAGACTACTACCAGGCTGGAGATGATCCAAGGGGTTATCAAAGGCATTGCCGGAGCAATAATTCTGGCTTCTGAAGGCGTTCGTGGTCTTGTTACGATGATCGGTGGGATAATTACCGATCTTAGCCCTTCGTTTGATGCTATTCAGTTTACACTTGGCAAACTTGGTGAGTCACTTTATGACACAGCCTCCGATGCGGCAAAGAGCGGAAGCATTATTTCATTCTTTGAGGATTTGAGAGTAGCGACATCTCCTTTGACCAGTGGAATAAACGAGCTCGTCACCTCTCTCAGCAATCTTGTATTAAAGTTTCTCAATTGGGGTTCTAAAGAAGGAAACTTTAAGAACTTTGCTGATGGCTTCAAGTATGCAGTCGAAACAATCGTTAGTTCAGTTTCTGGAGTAGGTGGTCCGGTATTCGGATTCATTGCAGATCTGGCGAATATTCTTTCCGAGCTCATTGACGCTAATTTCAGCGATGAAAGTATGGCAAATGCTGGCAAAAAAGTAGGTATTGCCTTCAATGCCATGCTTGATGAAATCGTCAATAACCTTCCTCAGGGAGTTAAAGATTTCTGGGAAAAAGTTAAAGGGATATTTGGCGGTAAGAAAGCTGAAAAAGAAGGCGAGGAAGCCACTGGCGGATTCGCTGATATTTTCAAGAATCTTGATTTGTCAAAGACCTTAGGCATTGTTGGTGGTGCAGTTGGTCTGGGAGCATTCTTCAAGCTGTACGATATTCTGCAGAAGATTCGCAACCCGATGGGCACGGCTATCGACATAATAAGAAGCATAAAAGAGAACCTTTTCGGTGCTATCAAAAGCGTATTCACGCCAGATGATCCGAAAGAATCGTCAAAGCATCTGCTGGCACTGGCTGTACTGGTTGGTGCTATTGGCTACCTTGTCAGTCAGGTTGCTGGTTTGGCAAACGTAGGATGGAGCGGAATTGGACAGATATTTGCAGGTCTCACCATAATTCTTGGTGGACTTACGGCATTCGTGTGGGGTACGAAGAAACTCGGACTCGAAGCTGTAAAGATATTCAGTGTAAGTGCTCTTGCATATGGTATTCAGGCAATGGTTGTCGCTTTGCTTCCTTTGGGAAAAGAGGTCGATTGGTCCGGATTAATCAGGATGGGCGTTGGCCTGGTTTTCATTCTCAGCACACTTCTGCTTACAGCGAAGATCATCGGGAAGTTTGACGACAAAGCTACAGCAAAGATCGAAGGAATCGAAAGACTGGCAATTGGCATAGGTCTTTTGGTGTTTGCGCTAAAACCGCTTGCAAAAATGGAGTGGGTCGGACTCGGTAAAATGGGTGCTGGCCTTGTTGGAATACTTGTAGTTCTTGGTGCATTTGCAAAATGGGTTTACGGTTTCCGTAGTGGAGCAAACCCAAGCGTAGCTATGGCAGGAATAATTGGTCTAGCCGTCGGTATCGGGTTGCTCGTCATGGCTATAAAGCCCTTTGCCACTATGGAATGGGAAAGCATGGGCAAAATGGGCGCTGGCCTGGCTGGAATATTGCTTATACTAGGCATGTTTGCCAAATGGGTCTACAATTTTCCGCAAGGTAATAAACCAAGTGTCGCTTTGGGCGGAATTATTGGTCTTGTGATCGGCATTGGTCTTCTTGTAATGGCATTGCAGCCCCTTGCTGGAATGAGCTGGGAAAGCCTTGGCAAGATGGCTGCCGGATTGGTGTTCATAATGTTTGCCCTTGGTAAATTTGCTAAATGGGTAAATAACTTCGAAGGAAACCCCACTACAAAGATGGCTGGCGTGTTCGGGCTGGCTATTGGTATCGGATTGCTTATAATTGCTTTGCAACCTCTTGCCAACATTGAGTGGGAAAACCTTGGCAAGATGGCCGCGGGATTGGTATTTGTCATGGTGGCATTGGGAGCATTTGCCACATGGATTAAAAAGTTCGAAGGAACACCGTCCACCGGAGTAGCTGGTTTAATCGGCTTAGCAATAGGAATTGGCGTACTTGTACTGGCTTTGCTTCCTCTTGCAAACACCAAATGGGAAAACCTTGGCAAGATGGCAGCCGGACTAGTTTTCGTAATGGGAGCTTTGCTTATATTTGCCAAAGCCATGTCCAAAATTAATCTTAAGCACGATAACATTATCGATCTGCTTGCTTATGCTGGTGCTATCGCAGCTATTTGTTTGGCTTTCGGCCTTTCTGTTATGGCTGTTCAGGGCGTTGATATTGCTACAATTCTGGCATTCTCTGTCGGACTTGGTATAGTTCTTGCTGCAATGGCTGCTGCCATGAAGATTACAAGCAGTATGGGTCTTGTATCCGGGTTAAAGGGTATTCTCCTTATTGCGGCAGGCGTTGCTGCTATAATGGGCGTTCTTACTCTCATGATGCCGATGCTGCTTGGTTCTGTAGGAAACGCTTTGCAGAGCATGGCTGGAAGATTGCGGTTGGTTGGTAATCTATTTAAAGATTTCACCGACGTAATGGGCGGAATTGGTGACAGTGATATTTCTTCTGCTCAGGGCAAACTTGATCAAATCAAGGCTATGTTGCAGAGCTTAAGCGGCGTTTCAATGTATGCTGCGACCGTTGACAGTTTCTCTACAACGCTTTGGTCGCTGTCTACTGGCCTTGAGATATTCTCAGATCACATGAAGAAAGTCGGGGATCTAAGCGACCTCGGCGTTATCAAGCTGCTGAAAGATATTCAGTCTAGCTATTCTGGCGTTGAAGCGTTGGCTAATATGAACATGGCCAACCTTCAGGCGAACATTGCTGGCCTTGGCGGTGCCATGATGCTTTATGCAATCGGTGCCAAAGATGTTGCTGATGCCACAGGAACCAAAGGCGTCGACGAGCAGGCAATCACAGCTGCAGTAAAGATCATGCATCGTATTGCCGAAACAATGGTAACCGACGGCGAATTTGTAATTCCTCAGATGCCAGCCAGCGATGATCTTGCTCTTTGGGGTGCCCGTTTGGCTGCTTTGGCTGGAGCTTTGGTAGAGTTCGAAAAGGCTGGCCAGGGCCTCGGGGCAGGAACCGACAAAGCTCTTGAGACTCTTGATTTCTTTAAGCAGTTGAAAGACAAACTTGAAACAACCGATTTCCAAACCAATATGGCTTGGGTCAGTAAGTACATGAGTGCTGTTGCCGATGAGGATAACAGACTCGTTGATGTACAAACTGGCGAAGAACTGCTACCAAATGTTGATGTCTTGGTATCGTTCGGAAATCACATTGAACAACTTGGAAAAGCTCTTGCTGCGTTTGCAACTTCTACTTCCAATATCAATGAGGAAACTGGCGAAATAACTCCGATTGATTACACCAAAGCCGTAGAGGCTCTTGAGGCATTCATGGCTATAAAGGAAAAGCTTCCGAATGTTGGTGGAGTATACAGTTGGATCAAAGGAACGAAGAAAGACCTTATTGACCTTGGCACAGAGATTGAAGGGCTTGGCGATAGTTTGACCAATTTCTCTAGCACCATGAACGGTGAAGGAGAAGACGGCAAGAAATTTGATTCAACTGCTGTATCAAATGCCACAAAAGCACTAACGGATATTTATACTGCAATCGAAGACATCAATAAGAAACTAGTTCCTCTAAACACAGCTGGAACCGAGTTCGAATCCGGTTACAAGGGAATCGTATGGACTGCTGAAGATATTGGCAACGATATCGGTAGTCTTGGAACTGGTCTTGGCAAACTAGGATCTGGTCTGCACGAGTTTTCTGTGTCAACGGTTGGCGAAGGCGAAACAGCCTATGATCCAAACTCTGTTGGATATGCTGTTGATGCCATGGAATCCATGATTGAGTTCATGCAGAGAATCCAGTTTAAGCTTCCGGTTATTGGTGGCATAGGAAACGCTTTCAAGTCGTTCTTTGAAGGCCACACCATGACGCTTACCGAACTTAGCGGATACCTTGGCGACATTGGTGAAGGGCTCGGCAAACTTGGTGAAGGCATCTCCAAAGGTGGTTGGAATGCTGGAACTACTGGAGCTGATGCTGCTTTCACTCTTCTCGATCATATTCTCGCAATTGCTGTAAAACTCGGTGAACTGACTACAGTGAATGGCGTTACCAGCAGCACAACAGCATGGATGGACGACCTGGCTATCTTCCTTGATCAGCTCACATCTGATTGGGGTCGGCTTAGCGATGGTACGTCAATGAACCATACCATTGTTGAAAACTTGTCTATTTTCATGAATCAGCTCGATGAAGCTTTAGATGGCGTCGGGCCTGATCTTGAAAAGCTTAAGGCATTAAACATCGTAACAGAAATTCTCCAGAATCTTAGTGGTGTTAACACTGGAACTGATCTCAAGGCCGTAGGTTTTGCAATTACACAAGGCACTGCTGATGGACTTGCAGAAGGAACAGTAATCGTTAAGAATGCTGGAATAACAATGGTTACAGAAGTGTATAACGCCTTAACTGGTGAGGATGCGCTCAAGTTTGATCCGATTGGATTGTCAATTATTACTGGTATTGCCAATGCTATTACGACGAATGGCTACCTGGTTTCAAACGCATTGGATGACGTTCTTTTGGGAGCGTATACATCAGGCGGAGAAACAATTCAGCAGGGTTCTCCTTCAAGGCTCTTTGCCATCATGGGTGGTTTCATTTCTCAGGGTCTTGCAATGGGTATTCGGAACGACATTGGCTATGTGACTGACGCTTCTACTTTCATGGGTGAAGCGGCTATCAATAGCACAGCAGGAGTTCTTAGCACATTGAGCTCTATGCTGGACGAAGACCTTAACGTAGATCCTACGATCAGTCCCGTGATTGATTTGAGCAACTTCAACTCAGGTATGGGCAGCATGCAGAAGGCAATTGACAGAAGTCGTATGAGTATCGACACTTCTGTGGTTGGCCGTTATGCTATGCGAAATCTTCCTCATCGTAGCACTCAGGAAATAAATCAAAATGGAAGCGATTATAGCGGATTGTATTCTCGCATAGATCAGGCAACCGAGCGAATCGATACGCTTGGCGAGAAGATCGCTCAGATGAAGCTTGTTATGGATGGCGATGTCGTTGCCGGAGGAGTTTCCGATGGCGTTGACCGCAATCTTGGCCGGAGCATGTTCTATGCAAGCAGAAACAATTAACAAGGAGGGATGAAGATGCCAGGCGAAGCGTATTACGAAGGTGCACATAGCCTGACCTTCAGCAAAGGAACTAGGGTGCCCAGCGGTAAAAGAACAGGATATTTGCAAGGCTACAATACCTGGACCACCTGGCATCTGATTCCCACTAGCAAACCCGTTGTCGCTGGACCCTCTCCAAAAACTAATTACATCGAAATCCCCGGCAGGGATGGAGCTATTGATATGAGCACCTACCTGACCGGGGGTATTGTTTTTGGGGCTAGAAGCGGAAGCTGGGAGTTCATTATCGATAACGGATGGGAGCACTGGGAAACAACAAGACGCGATATTTACGAAAAACTTCATGGACAGGAGTTCAAAGTTGTTCTCGAAGACGTTCCAATGCAGTATTGGACTGGACGAGTAGCAATAAGCGATTACAAAGCCGAACAGGCAAACAACAAAGTAACGATTAACTATGTGCTGGATCCATACAGCCATTCTGTGCTTCTGCCTACTGACCAGTGGCTTTGGGATCCCTTCAACTTCGAAACGGACCGGACAGATGGCGTCGGTCGAGAGGAGGCTCGGCTGTAAATGGCTAATCCGATCTATAGTATCTACATCAAACATTATACCATGGCCAATGGCTCGTACACTGACGATGAGTCTCTTGTCTACAGCGTTCCTTTTGAACGGAATAACGAATACGTTCTAGTCGATCCTAAAGTTAAAGGTGAAATGGGAAAGGCCGGAACATTTGAATTCTCACTGTATTACGGTCATCCGCTTTATAACAGCTGGCATGCAATGAAAACCATGATGCGAGTTGAGTATTACGGATACACCATCTTCTATGGCAGAGTTCTTACAATTGACATTGACCACATCTCAAGCAAGAAGACAGTCCACTGCGAAGGATATTTGGCGTTCCTCATTGACAGTGTCATCAAGGGTGAAGCCGAAGAGAAACGCGAGAGAACCAACTGCAGTGCTTATATTGACAAGCTGCTGAATAACCACAATTCACAGATGGCTGGAACTTATCCTGTGAAACGGTTCCTTCGTGGTAATTTACCTGGAAGTTATAGCAACGTAAGCTCCGCACAGGAAGTTCAGACAGACGATGATATTAAGTATGGTTCAAATGGCTGGACTGACACAGCAAGTGCATTCAACTCTCTCACTGGAGCTTATGGCGGGTTTTTGAGAGCTCGGTATTACAACGGAGATGTATATTTGGACTGGCTTGACGCTTATTTCAACGATACAGTCGAAGACCGAGTAATCGAAGTAACTAAAAACGTTATAAGCCTTAGCAGCAGTGAAGATGTTGAGAATATATTTACAGTTGTATTGCCAGTTGGGAAAAACACAAGTGACGACACTAAAGTCGACAGCACTGTATATTTGGATCCGCCATACATTAAGGTTCCTGACATCATTTACAGATATTCTGACTCGGAGTTGAATGATGGCTACCACTCTTATGGAGATTATGCTAACGCTATAACTGATTACGGAATCATTTACAAGACTGTTAGTTTTCCTAATGCTGATACTGTTGATAAACTGGAATCTTATGCATGGGATTGGATAAAGAATAATTACCATGGTGGCCAGTCGACATTCACTGCTTCGGCAATCGACCTCAGGATAACAGGAGACGCTAATCAGCCGCTCCTAGTTGGTGATCGTTGCACAGTTAAGTACCCTGGTGGAAGCGGGGCTTTGATTCATAAGACACTTACAATCACTAGAGCTGATTATGATATTCACAATCCGGATAAGAATAGCTATACGATCGGTGTGCCGCAGAATGACATGAACAAGACCTACGGCGAAAGCATGTCCAAACAGACTGAGCAGAAGACAACAGAAACGCCTGCTGTAACGACTGGCGGAACTAGTCCGAAGATTACGCCGCCATCTACACCTGAAATCGACGTCATAAACGATAAGGTCAATCATTTCTTTGAACTCTATACATTGAGGCAGTCCGAAACTAACGCTGAGTATCAGGCGTTCAAAGAAAAGTATGGCGATGACGCTGCCGAGAAACGCATTCTAAGAGCTGATGCTATACTTCTTGATCAGGCGTTTGATGGCGATGACAAGTCGGTTAAGACAAAGGAATCGCGTAGGATAGTATCTTCTATGGTCATGGACTCACACAATGGGACGCTGACCGGTTTCAAGATACCAGAGTGGCTGAAGAATAGTAAAGTTGCAAATAGTAACAAGATGCTATCCGACATATATTCTGCACGAGCCAGTGTTGTGTTCGATGTCGTTCATAACGAGCTTACGTTCAAAGACGTTGCCGATTGGATGTCATCTGGTCCAATAATCGACAGATACAAGTACGGAACAGAAGCGTATTTTCTGACCCATCCTTCGCAGAATGCATTGCGAATCAAACTTGCACAGCTTGAAGCTGATAACAATATGGATACGTATGGTGACATTACGGTGTCCCATGTGAAGCGAGCCCGTGATGACATTGACGATGTTGGAACTGAAGAAACTGGAATCAAAATGGAAGGAACCAATGGCAAAGTCGTCTCAAAATTCATGCAGTTTGGTGCGAGCAGTGAAGAGATTGACCAATTGTCCAAGGTCGTTCCAGATCTTCCGCTTCCGATCAAAGGATCATGGAACATCGACGGAGTTAATTCCGTACTTACAGCTACCAACAAAACCAGTCGTGCTAACGATACCGTTGCACTTGACGGCGATGGCACTGAAGGTGAGGGAAACATTAAAGCTGGCTTCGTAGATCCAACCACATTCAGAACCTGGATGAACAAGAAAGTCAATTACCTTGATAACAACGAAGTTGAGCAGAGTATGAAAGGCTTCCTTGTTGGCGACGATGTAAAGACTCGTGACTATGACAGTCTGAACGTTCGTCTTCTTGTCGTGTCACAGCTAATTGCTGAAAAAGCCACGATTAAGGAACTTGTAGCATCCGAAGCCCGAGTTGAAGAACTGATTGCTACAAAGGCGTCCATTAATGACCTGGATGTTACAAACCAGATGGTTGCTGCAAAAGCTTCGATTGAGGATCTTAATGTTACGAACCAGAGAGTAAGTAACCTCGAAGCAAATACGATTAACACTGAACAACTTAATGCAGTGTATGGTTATCTGGATGATCTACAGGCCAACAAAGCTACAGTCGATAATCTGAACGTCACAAATGCCAATGTCGGAACACTTACTGAAAAAGTGGATTCGCTTTCGGAGCAAATTACAAACGGCTGGCAGCACGATATCCAGGTAGTGCAATCTGCGTACATTAACTCAAACGGAAATCTTAGTGTTAACTATATTTATCTAACATTTGTTGGAAGTGTCGAGTATCCGATTTAATGAAGGAGGCCATTATGGATATAGGCGACAAGATTGACAAAATCATGAAGCAGCTTTCTGCGCTTATGGAAACGAGCGGTATTTCCAGATCCGTATGCTGCGTGACTATTGTGAAGATGCTTGAGGATGTTCAGACCACTTTCAAGCAGAGGGAACTCGAGTTTCAGAAGGAAAAGAATGATCTCCTTGCGCACATCGACCAGCTGACCAAGAAGGATGGTGATGACAATGGCAACTGAGGAACGCCTCAATGAAGATGGCAAGCCTATGAAAGACCCATGGGCCATGCCGGAATTCACACAGCACATTGAACTTTCTGATGGAACCGTATTTAACGGGTATGCTGTTGCTACGGATGACGGTGACGAACTGTGGGTTAGGCTTACTGATCGAGGGTTGAAGTTCGAAGATGTGTATGCCACATTCGGTGACTCTACAAAGACCAATCAGATCACTAGTTACACCACAATTCTGGCCACAGAAAAGTTTTACGGCTTCACCAGACTCACAACAATTCAGCAGGACAAGCGTTACACAACCGTTCGTCTGAGACTTGGCAAATAAATCAAAATGGAATCAAAACTGTGCAATTGAAAGGGGGAATTCACCACGGCTGCTAATGCTAAAGAGTTTGCCGAAAAAATCGAATCGGCAAGAGCTGAGAAATGGGGCTACATCTGGGGCACTGCTGGAGAAACCTGGACTCAGGTCAAACAGGACTCGCTGAAACGGAAGTACGATTCGGATCCTGGCAAGTACACTAACTATGCAAAGAGTGCTGAGTATGGCAACAAATGGGTTGGTCGCAAAGTAGCTGACTGCAGTGGACTTCCTTGCTGCAAGCTCAGAGAAATGGGTGTGAAGATCCATCATGGGAGCAACTCAATATGGCGTGATAATCTCAGGCATAAAGGGAAGATCACAAAAGGTCTAAAACTTCCAATTGGTGCTGCTATCTTCACAGGATCTGAAACCGATAAGCCTCACATCGGAACACTCACTGCGGATGGTGTGGTCACCGAAGCAAAGGGCGCATCTGCAGGTGTTGTGGATACTCCTCTTTCCAATAAGAAGTGGACTTACTGGGGACTCTACAAAGGCGTCGAATACGATTTCGTTCCTGGTGAAGAGCACATTCCGAATTCCACAGAGCTTGAGTCAGATGTTGCTATTGGCCAAGTTGGTAAAGTCACAGCAACTATCAAGTTCAGGACTCTACGTAAAGGCGACAAGGGCGATGACGTCAAAACTCTGCAGAAATACCTCATCGCCAATGGAGAGCAGCTTCCCAAATACGATGTCGACGGAAAGTTCGGCTATGAGACACTCAGGGCAGTAAAGGACTTCCAGCGCAAGCACAATCTTGTCGTTGACGGAATCGTAGGTCCTAAGACATGGAAGGAGCTTCTGCATGATGGAGCGTGACGAAGCCGAGGAACTGCTGGACAGGATGCACAGGAAATCCAGGAAAGTGGTGATCATCGTGGAAGACCATTGTGTAGTGTGTGGAGCAGTAATCCCAGAAGGCGGAATGGTTTGCAAGGAATGCTGGGAAAAATGGATGGGTAATTCCAAAGATCCAAAGAAGGAGAAAAATCAAAATGAGAGTAAATTGGAAAGTCCGGTTCAAAAATAAGACGTGGCTGACAATGTTCATCAGTCTTATTGTCGGTTTTGTATTCAACCTGCTCAAAATGTTCGATATTGTACCTGTCGTAACAGAGAGCTTTGTAATGAATATCGTTGGGCAGGTGCTTACCTTCCTTGGTTTGATCGGCGTTCTGGTCGATCCTACTACTGCCGGTATCAGTGACAGTGAACGTGCTCTTGGATATTCTGAACCGTGGGATGATGCGAAGGAGGAATGACCATGAGCCCTTTTCTGCAGATGGCTGTAACCGTTGTTTGTGCTGTTCTTGCAAGCTCAGGATTCTGGGCATACCTTCAGGCCAGGCATGAGAAGAAAGACGCAAAGACTAAGATGATCCTCGGGCTTGGTCATGACCGGATCATTGTTCTTGCCATGAGTTACATTGAGCGTGGATGGATTACCCAGGACGAGTATGAAGATCTGAACAAATATTTGTACAATCCATATCGCGAAATGGGCGGTAACGGAACTGCCGAACGGCTCATGGCTGAGGTCAAGAAACTTCCGATTCATCATATTAGCTATGCTCAACAGGCAAAAGAAAACGCGAGTGAAGAGTAATGTGGATCAACTGCAATCCGAATCCGAAAAGGAAAAACGTTCCTGACTGCGTGATTCGGGCTCTCGTGATTGCACTTAACAAGAGCTGGTACGACGTGCACGACGAGATTTGTGAGTTGTCACGAGAGGAATGCAGTGTTCCATGCGACGACAATGTTTGGGGCAGGTATCTCTATCAGATGGGATTTGAACCATTCCTTCTGCCGGAGACCTGCCCTTCTTGTATTACTATTAAAAGATTCTGCATCATGTATCCGCATGGGACCTACATTATTGGCACGGGTAGTCACGCAGTTGCGGTAATCGATGGAAACTATTATGACACCTGGGACTCCGGCAACGAGATCCCAAGTTTCTTTTGGAGAGTTAAGTAAAGGAGAGGACATTTATGGCTGGTTACTATAATCCTTATTGGCCTAATGGTGTTGGGCAGACACCTGTAAACTATTACCAACCAATCTCTCAGACACCAATGCCTGTTCAGCAGTCGCAGCCTCAGCCTGTACAGAACAGCGGAATGATTTGGGTTGATGGCGAGATTGGTGCCAAGGCGTATCAGCTTAACGGACAGTCTGGTCCTGTTGCGCTCTGGGATACGAATGACACTGTCATCTATCTTAAGAGTGTTAACCAGATGGGCATGCCGAATCCTCTTCAGAAGATCCGGTACCAGATGGAAGAGCAGCCTAATGCCATGCTAACGAGTGGTAACAACGGAATGAGTGGAAATGATGGCATGTCTGGTCACGATCAGAAGATGCAGTCCGAGATCGATTCGATGCGGAACGACATTCGTGAGCTGAAAGAAATGCTCATGCAGCAGAAGTCCACAACAAATCAAAATGGAAGTAGACCTGTGCAGAATCGAGGAGGTAACCAGAATGCCTAATCCTCTTTATATTCAGCAGATGCTTTCTGGCGGAATGGGAATGGGGATGCCTGCTCCGAATTCGCCAGCTCAGAGAATGGCCGCTGTTCTTCAGGCGATGCAGAACCCTCCAGCATTTGTGAAACAGTGCTTCCCTGATATTCCACAGAATATTATTAACGATCCGAATCAGACATTTAACTATCTGCAGCAGACAAGAGGCCAGGTAACCCAGCAGCAGGTTAACCAGGCTCAGCAGATGGCCGGTCAGATGATTCAGGGTGATGGAACCGTGAGGTGATGATATTTGTCCGCTATAAGTATTTTACTGGCCAGGATTAAATCAGCCGTATATGGCGAAGAGGTTCGCGGCTCCATTCATGATGCTATTGAGCAGTGTTATGAGGACGTGACGAACGCTAAGACCCTTGCTGACAATTCGATTAATAATTCTACTACAGCTCTGAACAATGCAAACGACGCTGTTAACAGAGCCAATGCTGCCCAGCGTACTGCCGATAACGCCATTGCCGACGTGACCGCTGCAAGGGACGCGACTGTACAGGCTAAGGACGATGCAGTGGCGGCGAAGAATGACTCCGTTGCAGCTAAGGACGCGGCTATTGAAGCAAAGAATACAACTGTGGAACTTGAGGCAGCTACTCAGCAGGCAAAGGAAGACGTCGAAGGCATCCGTGACACCATGGATGCTCTTTACGAAACCAGAACTTCTGAGTTTAATCAGAATGCCACTGCTAAGACTTCAGATTTCAACCAGAATGCAACGGAGAAGAATACTTCCTTTGACGATTCTTACAGTAATAAGAAAGCCGAGCTCGAAGGCATTAAATCTCGTGCAGATGC